CATAATTCGGGGATAAGGAGGCGAATATACGGAAAATCTGCCCTTTACATGCCCTATTGTCCATTAATGGATTGCTACTTCTACACTTCTGCAAATGGAGAATGGGCATGTAGCCGTGTACGACTTATGTTTTTTCTTCATTGTCTCCATTAACGGATTGCTACTTCTACACTTCTGCAAATGGAGAATGACATGTAGCCGTATACGCCTTATTGTTTTTTCATCGTCTCCATTAACGGATTGCTACTTCTACACTTCTGCAAATGGAGAATAACAGGTAGCCGTATACGCCTTATTGTTTTTCTTCATCGTCTCCATTAACGGATTGCTACTTCTACACTTCTGCAAATGGAGAATAACAGGTAGCCGTATACGCCTTATTGTTTTTTCATCGTCTCCATTAATGGATTGAAACTTCTACACATCTGTAAATGGAGAATAACAGGTAGCCGTATACGCCTTATTGTTTTTCTTCATCGTCTCCATTAATGGATTGATATTTATACACTTCTGCAAATGGAGATTTTGAGATATCTATATCCGGAAGGATGCGTGCTCCCTTCGCTCCCGGCTATCCCTATTTTGATATCCGGCTATATCGCAATTCTGTGATAGCATTATCCGGATAGCGTATCATACGGCTATATACAAATATGGCTACACTATAATTCATGGTTGTGATGGAGATGGCTTTTCCTATCCGGTAACAGACCATGATGCCACGAGGAAAAAAGCGACAGCCGCAGAGAAAAAACGGATGGCAGGAACCATTATGAAATCTGGTAAATAGAAAATCCGGTACATGCGAATTCAGGCGATCATCCTGGATGGTAACCTGTCAAAGAGGCTTTTGAGACATTTGAAATACCGATAATAAAAAAAACGAGATCAGGTATTTTGGCGGATGGCGGCAGGATTGCCGCCTCCGGCCCTTCCGAGTTTGTACGCGTCCTGCGTGAGGGCAGCTGGTTTGACAGCGGGTGCACCGACGGGGAGTACATGGTGAATTTCTCCGGGCGGTACAGGGAACTGCACGGGGTGACGGTGAGGACCGACACCCCGGAGCATTTCATGGACGACCTGAAAAAGTACGGTTACATCAAGGGCTGAACAGTCCGTTCCTTTATTATTACACTCCCTGCCGGTTTGGGGTCGCTTCACTTCCGGTGGGGATTTTTCTTTTTTCATCGCCGTGACGCACCCGTCCTTCAGGTTTTCCAAAGGGGGTCGTGAAAACCGACCGGCTACGGAGTATTTTTCCTTCCCATATGACAAAAACCGACTATCCATGACTATTCCTGCCAGTGTACCGGTCGCACTTGCCTCTCATGGTTTCTTCCCTTATATTCGCACTGACATTTAAACAAGTTGAAAAATATGGAAATATGCTACATCGAGGCCGGTGTCCTTGAGAGGATGCTGGCACGCGCCGAGAACCTGTCCGCACATGTGGACAGACTGTATGAGAGAAACCGCTGTAAGGAACCCGGAGAGTGACTGGACGGCCAGGATGTCTGCCTGCGCCTTGACATCTCGCCACGTACCCTGCAGACACTCCGCGATACCGGACGGCTGGCGTTCACCCGCCTCCAGCGCAAGTTCTATTACAAGCCAGAGGATGTGGAGAAGCTGATGGCCTACGTCGGCATCAGACGCAAGGAGAAGGCAATGAGAGAAGGAAGGAAGAACGGAAACCTTTAAAGAGCGGAAGAGATGGAAGGCATTATCGACAAGGAGAACGAACGTGTCCGCAGGTTCTTTGCCCTGCTGGACAACATGGAGAAAAAAGTGGAGCATCTTGCCCGTGACAACCCTCCTCCCTTCAACGGGGAACGGTTCCTGACTGACAGAGAGCTTTCCGGAACGTTGAGGATCAGCCGCAGGTGCCTGCAGGATTACAGGGACCAAGGGCGGATTCCCTATATCCAGCTTGGCGGGAAGATCCTGTACAGGCAGTCGGACATCGAGAAGCTGTTGGAGGAGAACTATCACGCAGCATTGGTATAATATCGTATTCAAGTTTAAGGATTGCCGCCGGAATCGTAAATACAATTCCGGCGGCATTTTTTTATTTAGCCTGCGGCTTCCTTGCCGGCCGCAGGCTTTCTTCTTTCCATCAGCCGGTCCATGTCCGAGGATATCTTCCGGTCGGTGACCTGGGCGTAGACCTGCGTGCTGTCGATATTCGTATGGCCCATTATCCTGGCGATGCTCTCTATCGGAATGCCCGCGGTCAGTGTCAGGGTCCCGAACGAATGCCGGGCCATGTGGTAGGACAGGTTCTCTTTCATGCCTAATGCCACGCCCATTCCATGTACCTCGTACCAGAGGACATCGCGGACCGGCAGCGGGAATACCGGCCTGTCGTCATCCGTGGTGTTGTAAAGATCCAGTATCTGTCCGGCTATGGGATGCAGCGGGATGAACGCCTCCACGTCCGTTTTGGCGCGGCGGATGCGGATATACCTTCTTCCTTCCGAGGTCGTTCCGATGTGACGGGGATGGAGAGCCCTCGTATCCGCGTAGGCCAGACCGGTCAGCGAGGAGAAGATGAACGTCCTGCGCGCCAGCTCCATCATCGGGTCGGGCAGCGGGGTTTCCATCATCCGCTTCAGTTCACTGCGGCTGATATGCCTTAGTTTAGGTGCTTCTTTCCTCTCGTATGCCACGTCCTCTATCGGGTTGGCACGCAATACTTCCCGGTCCACGGCGATGTAGATGAGCCGGTTGAGCCAGCACAGGCAGTGGTTCACGTGTCCGTTCCTGTGTCCCAGCTCCTTCTTGAGAAAGACCTTGAACGATTCGGCGAACTCTTCGGTGATGTCCGAAAAGGCGATGTCCTTCATCCCACGGGATTCGATGAACTGCCTGAGGTTAAGCTGCGTGGTCTTCGACTGGCGGTAGGTGGAGGTGGAATTGATCTCCTTGGAGCGGACCCTAAGCCGTTCGCGTTCCACCTCTCCGGCCTGCAGGAGGTATTCCGGCACGGAATTGGCACCGGATACGGTGGTCTTGAGCAGCTCGGCCGTGACCACTCCCTGGTTCCTCAGCAGGTTCCCGTACGCCTCTTCCAGCCGGCTTCGGAAGGCGGCAAGGCGGTTGTTCTCCCTGGCTGTTTTGATTTCACACTTCTTGCTGTCCCAGTCTCCGGGTTTGCAATAGATGCCTGTCGTGACAGCCGATTTCTTTCCGTCGATGCTGATCCGGCAGAGGACGGCGGTCGTGCCGTCCGATTTTACCTTGTTACGGTTGATGTAGAATAAGAGCTTGAATGTACTGCGCATGATAATAATTGTTTAAGGATTAAAGAATAAGTTTCAAATCGCGGGTTGCCTCGACGAACCTGTCCATGTCCTCGAACAGTCGCTTCGGGGTTACACGCGCGTATATCTGGGTGGTCTTTATGTTGGAGTGTCCCAGCATCTTGCTGATGGTCTCGATCGGCACCCCTTCCTCGAGCGTGACCAATGAGGCGAAAGAATGCCTTCCCATGTGGTAGACAAGGTCCTGGCTCAGCCCCGCCATCAGGCGCAGGGATTTCATGTTTGCCCTGAGCGTGTGGTAGTCCTGCGGCGGGAAGAGGGTAGTGCGGGTATCGTCACGGTACTTCTCGATCAACGCGAGTGCTTCCGGCAGCAGCTTGACGCGTCCGAGGTAGTCAGTCTTCTTTCGCCGGTATTTCAGCCAGAGGCTGCCCTCGTCATCCCGGAAGAGGTTCTCCCGGGTGATGCTTACCGCATCAGCATAGGCGGTGCCGGTGTAACAGGCGAAAAGGAAGAGGTCCCGGGTGATGACATGTGACCTGCGTTTTTCCGGTATCTCCAGATCACGCAGCTTCTCGAAATTCTCACGGCTGAGTGCTTTCGGTGTTGTCTCCTTCTGCTTGGGCAGCTTGAAGTGGCAGAAATGGTATTTCTCCGAGTGCCCCTCCTTGTAGGCGATGCGGCAGATCTTTTTCAGGATGGACAGGTAATGGCGCACCGTCTCCATCGCCAGTCTCTTCTTTTCCAGGCAGAAATCCTGATAGTCACGGATGAACTGCTCGTTGAGCTGTCCGAAGGCGAGGTCCGAGACCTTGAATTCCGTTTTGATGAATTCGGCAAGAGTGCGCCGGGTGTACACGTAGGTCGACATTGTCGTCGGCGCACGGTCCACGCCGACACGGGTCTTCATCTCCTCGTTGTGCCGGTCGAGAAGTTTGAGCAGGGTCATCTGCATGCCCGCGTTACCCTGGAACATGTCCCTGACCGCGGCGGCATCGAAATCCTTTTTCCTTTCCATGAGGGAATTGAAGGCCGAGTGTACGGCAAGCAGCAGCCTCTCTATCTTTTCATTGGTCTCCACCGCTTCCCGGCTCTTGCCATTCAATCGGCTCTCACGCGCGTTCCATAGCCCGGGGGTACAGGAGAGCTTGCAGCTGAACTGCACCATCGTGCGGTTGAGGGTGATCCGTCCCATGATCGGGGCCTTGCCGGTCTTGTCCGGCTCGCTCTTTTTCAGGTAGAGCAGCACCTTGAATTTTTCCACTTTCATAACGCTCTTTTTTAGGTTGTAAAAATACTCCTTTGAAAAGCGTCCTTTGGCATGCAAAACATTGATAAACAGTGAATACAAATCCGCTTTGTTCCTATCGGTAAAAATTCGGTTACCTGCCGTTGTTTCCGAAACAGGCGGCTAACAGTCTGGTAACTGAAACGTCGCAATATTTTGTTTTCTTTTGCAGGTATGTCTGTTCTGCAATTCTTGCAAAATGCTTAATTATAAACGTTTTACGTTTAATTCTCGTCATTCTGTTTTTTATTGCATTTCTAAATATTACTTACACCAGCAGACACACCTGGGCCACAATGGCTTACCATTGCGAGATACACCCCGGAATCATATCGGAAGCCATGGGACACTCCTCCATCACGGTGACGGAAACCTATCTG